ATCATCTGCAAGGGCAGACTTCCCGAAGGTGCAAGAAAAAAAGGCAAAATCGAGATGTACGACAGCGGTCGGTTTTTCGTCATGACGGGCAATGCTATTTCTGACCGTGAGGACGTTCCGGACAGAACCGAAGAAATCAAGCCGTTGCATCAGAAATATTTAGGCGGTTCTGAAAGTTTTGATTCCGGTCAGATGATACTTGAAAATGCTGGCTTGTCTGTTCACGAAATTATCGAAAAAGCCCGTAACTCTGCCAACGGCGCAAAATTTGAAAGTTTATATTCCGGCGACTTTTCAGAATATCCGTCGCAGTCCGAAGCGGATATTGCCTTCTGTAATATGCTTGCCTTCTGGTGCGGCGGTGATGCCGGAAAGATGGACGAAATCTACCGCAGTTCCGGTCTGATGCGCTCCAAATGGGACAGAAAACAGTCCGGCTCGACTTATGGAGCATTGACCATTCAGAAGGCAATTGCCGGCTGTACAGAGTATTATCAGCCGAGTCAGGCAACTGTCACAGATACCAGCCTGAAAATCCGGAAGAAATCCGCTCCGCCTGCAAGGGCAGTTCCTGCCGGAAAGATGTACAAATTCGACGATTTAGGAAACTCTGAACGTCTGCTTGATATGTTCGGCTATATGCTGAAATTTTTCTATACGGAGCATAAATTTCTGTTTTACGAGAAAGGCAAATGGTATCGTGATAATTTTGAATATTGTCAGACGCTGGCAGACTGCGTGATTCATCGTATGGAAGAGGAAGACACTGCCGGAGTCTATGACAAAAGTGAGGATATGCAGAAGGCTTTCAAGAAGCATATCAAGAAGACCAGAAGCCAGAATGCCCGTAAAAATATGGTCACAGGTGCGGCGCATTTCATGCCTGTTCTGCCGGAACAGCTCGACAGAGACCGGACAATCATCGGTGTGAAGAACGGCGTTCTCGACTTGAAAACCGGAGAATTAAAGCCCCATGACAGCAAGTATTTCCTGACGAAACAAATCCCGATTCCCTATATCGCCGATGCACCCAGACCGGAACGCTGGCTGAAATTTCTGGATGAAATCTTTCTCAGCGACAAAGAGCTTATCCGGTATGTGCAGAAGGCTGTCGGCTATTCGCTGACGGGTTCAAATTCAGAACAGTGCGCATTTTTCCTCTATGGTACGGGAAACAACGGAAAGTCGCTGTTCCTGGAAATTCTCCGGTATATTTTCGGCGATTATGCAAGCAATATCCAGTCAGAAACTATCATGATGCAGAACAAGTCCGGAAATTCCGCAAGTTCGGACATTGCACGCTTACAGGGTTCTCGGCTTGTGACCTGCTCTGAAACTGCCGAAAATACCCGTCTGAATGAGCCGTTAATCAAGCAGATGACCGGCGATGATATTATGACCGTCCGGAAACTTTATTGTGAAGAGTTTGAATTTCATCCGGAGTTCAAGCTGTGGATGGCGACCAATCATAAGCCCACAATCAGAGGAACGGACAAGGGTATCTGGCGCAGAATTCATCTGATACCGTTTCAGCTTGATATTCCGGCGAATCGAGTCGACAGAAATCTGAAATACAAGCTTGCCAAAGAATCCGAATCTATCCTGAAATGGGCGGTTGACGGCTGTCTGCTCTGGCAGAAAGATGGCTTGCAGATGCCAAAAAAAGTTCTTGATGCTGTCAAAGAATACCGGAGGGAAATGGACACCATTTCCAGCTTTTTAGAATCCTGCTGTCTGATGCAGGGCGAAGTCAAGGCTTCTGTACTCTATGCTGTCTATACGCAGTGGTGCAAGGATAATGGTGAATATTGTTTCCCGAACAGTAAATTTGGCTTAGAGATGGCCAAAAAGTTCCAGAGAACGCATAAAAAGACGGGATGGTATTACACCGGACTGGAAATTGCAGATGATGCTAAATTATTGACCGTCGGTCATGAATAATATAATTTTATAGTGATATAAAAGGTGACGGGGTGACGGACTTATACTACCCTACGCACGGAAAAATAAAAAATGATATTTATATAGAGAGTATACAGTAGCCCCGTCACCCCGTCACCACTTCACAGAAAGGAGTAACGCAAAACCATGAAAATTGATTTCTCAAATCCGGAACAGTTCCGTGAACTGGAAAAGCAAGCCTGGCACGGCACGCTCGAAATCAGCGGCTTTCCGCCTTGTGAATACAAATATTTCGCACAGCTCCGTGAAATTTACTATGCTTACAAGTTTAAAGGTCTTGCCAAATCCGAAGCGGAAACCATGAAGAGAAAATTATATTCTCAGTATCGCAATGAAAAACATGATTATGAATATTATTTCCGCTTTGTGGCTGAATGGAATGACAATATCCGCAAATCAGGCACATACCGGAGCGAAATCTGCAAATCTTCAGACATTGTGGAAAAATTCAGATTTGCCGTGCAGTGCATCGGCGCAATGACAGGCGACTATGTATTTACCAGAACCGAACTTGAAAAACTCGAAAATCAGAAAGGAGAACCGAAATCATGAACGACGAACAGAAAGCAAAAATTGCATGGCTCAGACGTGCATTCTATGCTGAAAAGAAAGTCAAGGCTCTGGAAATGAAACTCGAACGTGACAGAAGTCTTGCAGAACGTATCAGCAGAAGCTATTCCGGCATCAGCGGAACAGCATCCGGAAACAGTACAGAAGATGCTCTTATCCGGTTAGCTGATACACAGCAGCAGGCACAGGAACAGCTTGTCAGACTTGAAACTATTCGTAAGGAAATCAGTCTTGCAATCGCTGAAATCGATGATGACGATTTGCAAGCCGTTCTGATGTGGCACTATCTGAATTATCTGACGTTTGAACAGGTTGCTGAAAAGATGCATTATCATCCTGCAACCGTTTTCAGGAAACATATCCGCGCACTTGATAAACTTGCGATAAAATGCGATTGAAAGCGATAATCAAAAGTGCTATAATAATATCATAGAATTGTGCAGATTGGAATTACCTCCCCTTACGACACAGGAGCATCAGCCGGATGGCTGGTGCTTTTGTGTTGTATTTTTATCCGAAAGGCGGTGACGGCATGAACGAACGTCAGAGAAAATTTGCGGAATATTATATTCAGTGCGGAAATGCCGGACAGGCCGCGGAAATGGCCGGGTATTCCCCTAAATACGCCGCACAGAATGCCGACAAGTTACTAAAAAATACGAATGTTCAGGCGTATCTTGCCGAACTTCGCGCGAAGATGCAGGACGATGCCATTCTGACCGCAAAAGAACGGCAGGCCATTCTCTCCGGCCTTGCCCGGTCTGATGATGTCGCTCCGGCTGACCGGATTAAAAGCATTGATGTTCTGAATAAGATGACCGGAGAATACATCAGTAAACTCGAAGTCAGCGGCACTCTGAGTGCGGAAATGTCAAAACTGGATTCTCTTGTAAAGCAGATGAGCGACAATGCCTGAACTGATTCTTTCTCCGAAATTCAAGGCATTTCTGCATTGTTCCGCACCTGTCGAGTTTTTAGAGGGAACAACCAGTGCAGGAAAAACAACCGTCGGCATTTACAAATTTATCCTGAAATGTGCGGAATCTCCGAAGAAACAGCATGTTCTTTCCGGTCTGGATTTAGGAACCATCGAGAAAAACATCATTAATAAAGATTTGGGAATTCTGGATATTTTCGGGATTCTGACCGAGTATTTCCCGGCTGGAAAGGGAAAAGACAGTCTTCCTCATATTATTCTGCATACGAATCAGGGCGACAAGAAAATTTATGTTCTCGGCTATGACAATGCGGCTCGCTGGAAAAAATCACTCGGCGCACAATACGGATGCCTGTATATCGACGAAATCAATATTGCTGATATTGATTATGTCCGGGAATCGGTTATGAGATGTGATTATCTGATGGCAACGCTCAACCCGGATGACAATGACTTACCCATCTATCGTGAGTATATCAATCATGCGCGGCCTCTTCCGGAGTGGGCGCACGAAACACCGCCGGAGATTCTGGAACAGCTCAGCGAAGAACCCAAATCGAATTGGGTTCACTGGTTTTTCGGATTCAAGGACAATGCCGCGCTGACACCTGAAAAAATTGAGATGATAAAACAGAATGTCCCCGTTGGGAGCAAACTGTGGAAGAACAAGGTATGTGGCATCAGAGGCAGGGCAACGGGTCTCGTATTCGAGAACTTTGACCGGAAACGGCACTGCTTTCAGGAAGGCGATTTGCAGTTACAGATTGAACGCCATGAACTCCGGTTCGTGCGGTTTTCGGCTGGACTGGACACGGCGTATTCCTCTAAGTCGGCGGATACTATCGCGATGACGTTCATCGGCATTGATGATAAATTCAGATTATTAATACTTGAAGAAAATATTATCCAGAATGCGGATTTGAAAATTCCGGTTTCCCCTTCGGATTTGGCTGGCCGATTTGTGGATTTCCTGGAACACTGCCGGCAGAAATGGGGCTTTTCGCGTGATGTCTTTATCGACAGCGCAGACCAGGCGACTATTTCTGAACTGAAAAAATACAAACGTCAGACCGGGTCCCTGTATCAGTTCAACGATGCTTACAAGAAAATCAGGATTATTGACAGAATTCATCTGCAAAGTGCCTGGATTTCGTCAGGTCACTATCTTGTGAACGAAACGTGTACGCATCATCTGCATGAACTGAACTGCTATGCATGGCAGGAAGACAAGGACGAGCCGGAAGACAAAAACGACCATACTATCAATTCTGTGCAGTATGCATTTATCCCGTACAAAGACCAAATCGGAAAAATCAGAAACGAGGTGCAAATCTGAATTGAATATTTTAGAAAGCCTGAAATTCTGGTTTTTCCGGATGATGAAAACCGAAAAGGCATTCCCGAAACAGATTTACATCCGGGAAAATCTCACTTTTGAGGACAACGCCGCAAAAAATAAAATCTGGTATTCCGGCGACCCTGACGAACTCAGTCAGCTGTATGCCCAGCTCGGCGGTACGGGATTCTGGTGCATGTCCAGACACAGCAAAATCCAGAAAATTCACACGGGCATCCCCGGCGAAATGATTGACGTTCTGACACAGATAGTCATTTCTGATATGCTGAATATCGAAATCGAATCCAACCCGGCTGAACAGGATATTTTGGCGAATATCCTGAAAAAATGTCAGTTTTCTGATACCCTGGAAACTGCCGTCAGTCAGATGCTTGTGATTGGTGACGGCGCATTCAGAATCCGGAATTTTCCGGAGAAATCAGACAGCCCGGCAGTGGATTTTGTCCCCGGAGACCGGGTGCAATTTGATGGCGATGAAATCATTTTTCTGACCAAATATCAGAAACAGAGCCGGATTTATCTGCTCCGGGAGCATTACGGATACGGGCATATCCGGTACGTTCTGACCGATGCAGACGGCAATCCGCAGATGCTTGACACCCTCGAAGAAACGGCGCATTTGCAGGATTTATTATTTGATGAAAATCTCCGTCTTGCCGTGCCGATGAAATTCCGGAGTTCTCCGCAGTACCCCGGACGCGGTCAGAGCCTGTTCCATCGGAAACACGGGTGCTTTGATGCTGTCGATGAAGCGTGGAGCCAGTACATGAACGCGCTCCGGAAGTCTCAGCCGAAGACCTATATTCCGTCATCCATGGCTGAGTACAATCCGGAAACCGGCCAGCCGCTCCGGCCAAATCCGTTTGATGATAATTATATCATCGTTGGGCAGAACATGGCCGAAAATGCCGATAATCAAATCACCAGCATTCAGCCGCATATTGAGTATGAGGGCTACTTATCGGCATACATGACCGCTCTTGATTTGTGTTTGCAGGGGGTTCTTTCGCCGAGTACGCTCGGAATTGATGTCAAAAAGCTTGATAATGCCGATGCCCAGCGCGAAAAAGAGAAGGCAACACTCTACACGCGTAACAGAATCATCAGCATTTTGCAGAAAACGCTCCCTGTATTATTCCGTGCAATGCTGATTGTATGGCATATCGGGCATGATTCTGATTTTGACCCGGATTTGCAGATTTCTATACCATTCGGCGAATATGCCAGTCCAAGTTTTGAAAGTCAGGTGGAAACACTCGGCAAGGCAAAAAATGCGCGTATCATGTCAAATGAGGCCATTGTCGATGAACTCTACGGCGACACTAAGGAAGATGCCTGGAAACAGAATGAAATCAAGCGTCTGAACGCGCTTGACGGTCTCGATGCGCCGGGAGATGATATTTTCTAATGGCAAATTATGACGTTGGTGATGCATTATCGCGCATTGAAAATATTCTGCTTGATTCCATCAGCCGGAACATGAAAAGGCATATCAGCGAAGAATCAGATTTACAGAAATCATGGTCAATGTGGCAGACTGAACAGCTTGCCGGCCTCGGCAAATGGTCAGCGAAAAATTATCGGCAGTTTGCACCCCAGTTCACGAAAATCAACAATGCCGCCATGCAGATGCTCATGAATGCCAATCAGAACGGCGAACTTGACGAAGAAATCCGGATTCTGCAAACGGGCATCCAGAACGCCCGGCGTTTTTTTGATGTCCCGAACAGCAAACTTGATGCACTTCTGACCGCCGTCAGGTCTGACCTGTCCAAAGCAGAACACAGCATTCTCCGAAAAGCCGATGATGCCTACAGAGAGGCGTTATTTGATTCTCATTTCTATTTGCAGTCCGGGACGGGGACACTCAATCAGGCGATTGATATGGCCGTGAATGACCTGCATCAGCGCGGACTTCCCGGCATTACATACCGGAATGGCCGCAGAGTCGAAGCTTCCGTCTATGCGCGGATGGCACTCCGGACGGCCAATGAACGCGCCCAGCTCCTTGGCGAAGGCCGCGCACGGGACAAATCCGGGATTCATACGGTCATCGTTCCGGTGTCCGGGATTGCCTGTGAAAAGTGTGTGCCATGGATGGGTAAAGTCCTTGTGGATGATGTCTATTCATCCGGGACGGCCTCCGAAGCCGCAGAACTGCATTTGCCGTTGCTGTCCGATGCGATAAAATCCGGGCTGATTCACCCGAACTGCAACTGTAGCCCACAATCTTATTTTCCCGGCCAGCCTGTCCCGGAAATCACACAGGCCATCCGGGATGAGGCCGTCCGGAAATATCAGCTCACACAGAAACAGCGTTATTTTGAACGGCAAATCCGCAAGTGGAAACGCGCAGAGAAATCCGCTCCAGACCCTGCAAAGAAAAAATCTGCATCGGCACGGCGCAAAGAGTGGCAGAAACGCTGTAAAGATTTGTGCGATGCCAATCATGATTTTCTCCGGCGCGATTATCAGCGCGAAAAAATCTATGATTATCAGACACCGCCCATCACGCCGAATACTATCGTCAAGCCCACTCCGCCCGAACCTGTTCCGGAATTACCTGTAACAAAACCTGTTGTTCCGGAAACATCAGAACAAATGAAGAATATTATTTCTCAGAATATAGCAGAAAACTTTGAATCTGAAAACGAACTCCCCAAGCCTTTTGAATTTGTCTGGGAAAAAATAAAATCTTTTTTGCTTGACAAATCTGGTAAAAGTGATATAATAAAAGCAGAAGAAATTGAAAATGCTTTAAAATCGTTGGGCTTTTCTTCCGTGGATGAATCTTTTTTTGAAAATGTAGATAAAGAATTGCAAGTTTTAATTACAAATCAGCTTCGGAGTTTGGAAGTAAAATATAAAGCGATTCACAGGTCCTTATCACCATCTATTCGTGCTGATTTGCAAACGAAATCCAATGCTGCTACACAGAAAGTAAAATCAAATCCATTAAAACAAAGATTAAATTTTTCGGCTTTTAGGTTCAAAATTAAAAGCGATGTAATAGCCAAAAAGAAAAAAGCTGTTAGCGACTTCTGGAACATGCCTTGCACCACAGATGATGAAACATTGTCTGTATATACCGCAACACATGAATACGGACATATGCTTGAAAATGTCTTAATAAGCTCTGAATTGAAAGGAAATCCGGAAAATTTTGATGTGATTGCCAAACGCTATCGTACTGAAATCACAGATATTGCAAGATTATTTGATGTTTACTATTCAGAGGAAAAGTATTTATCCAAATATGGTCATAAGAACGACAGAGAATTTTTTGCTGAAGTATTCGCAAACAGCCAGCTCGGCAAGCCTAATTTATTAGGACAGGCTATGCTGATATGGTTTGAAAGGAGAGAATTTTGATGGAACAGGATATGCCGTTTTTTATGAAAAATAAAGACTGGTACTATCATGATAAACATGATTTCTGCTATAAGCTCACAGAAAAAGCACCGCCCGAAGCTGTAAAATCTTATCAGGAGTTTTACAAAATTCATATTTCCATTGATGAGAACCAAGATGAATGGATTGATGATTAACCGCCCTTAAACAGGCGGTTTTCTCATGCCTGAAAGGAGAATTTTTATGGATGCAGAAGAAATCAAAGACAAGGCCGAACCCGAAGAAACAAAGCCGGAAAACAAGGCCGAAGAAAAATCAGAATCCGCGCCGGAACAGCCGGAAACAACGCCCCAAAAGGCGCAGGAAGTCCCTGACAGCTCCGAACTGACAAGCTTAAAGGCCGAACTCGCACGGGCGCGTACAGAGCGCACGGCGGCTCTTGAAGCCGTCAGGATGGGCGTTGACCCGAAACATCTTGACTATGTTCTGAAACTTGCCGAGTTTCCCGAAAATGCCGATTCCAAGGCCATCAGCGCGGCAATCAGGAAAGTCATTGATGATGTCCCGGCGTTCAAATCCGTGCCGGGAAATCAGAAAGGCATCCGCATCGGCGCGGATGACCCCAAGGAAAAATCCGACTCCGAGGCTCTTTCCAAGGCCTTCGGAAACAAGTAACCATCGAAAGGAGAATGTCTATTTATGGCCGTTTATTCTTATGCAGAGACGTTCAAATCAGAACTGCTCAAAAAATATGCTCGTGAGCTGACAAGCTTTGAACTCACGCAGAGCAACCCTCAGATTCAGTTCCTGAACGAACAGACTATCAAGCTCCCGACTATCACCCTCTCCGGGTATAAGGACCATTCCAGAAGTGCAATCGGGTTCAATCAGGGAACTATCAGCAATGACTGGATTCCCAAAAAATTAGCGTTTGACCGCGATGTAGAGTTTTTCATTGACCCTTTGGATATAAGCGAAACGAATCTTTCCATTTCTATTGCTAATATTACCAATCAGTTCGAGGAAGAACAGGCTATCCCCGAAAAAGATTCCTATCGTTTCTCGAAGCTCTACTCCGATGCCGTGACTTACGCTTCCAACGGCGCAGTGGTCGATACCACAAGCCTGACGACTGCCAATATCCTTGACTGGATTGATACACAGTCCGCCGTGATGGATGATGCCGGAGTCCCCACTGACGGCAGAGTGCTGTATCTGACATCGGCGGCGAAAACGCTCCTGAAATCTGCCAGCGGTATCACCCGGACGATTTCTGTCGGCGGCGGCTCCAATTCTGTGAACAGGAATATTAACAGAATTGATGATATGATTATCAAGTCCGTTCCGTCCGGCCGATTCAAGACTTCTTATGATTTCTCCGACGGATGCACGCCGGCGGCCGCCGCCAAGCAGATGAACATCATGCTGATTCATCCGTCCTGTGTGGTGAGCCGTGACAGATACAGCTATATCAATGTCTTCACGCCCGGCCATGATTCCCGGACAGCAGACAAATATATCTATCAGAACCGCTATTTTTCTGACACGTTCCTGTTGCAGACCAAGGCTGAGGGCATTGCCATCAATGTGACTGCGTGAGGTGATAATTCATGATTTACGCGAAAAAAGAAAATAAAATCTATCAGGTCGGTGACAATCCGGCCATGCAGAAAGAATATCTGAACCGCGGCTATGACCTGACTGATGAGAATGGCACTGTCATTCAGCATTCACCCGTCAAGACGGTTCCGTACAGCCAGTACGAAGCCGTCCTGAGAGAACTCGAATCGCTCCGGGGTAAGAAAAAATGAGCGCATACATCACGCCTGACGAATTTCAGGAACTGACGGGAAGAACACCCGGCAATGATACAGAAATGCTGATTCGTCAGGCATCAGAGCAGATTGACACGCTCACGTTTCAGAGAATCAAGAAAATCAGATTTGAGAATCTCACGGCATTACAGCAGGAATTAATCAGAATCGTGACCGCCGGACAGACGGCCTTTCTGCTTGATTTTGGTGATGCGCTTGACAGTCCTCTGAATTCTTACAGCATTGCCGGGGTGTCCATGTCGTGGGACAAATCCGCGCTTGTGACATGTTCCGGCATCACGATGCAGTCAAGGCTTTATCAGATGCTGTTGCAGACGAATTTATGCAATCCGGTTCTGAGGTGATTTTCATGAAATATCCGAAATTAGTCCCGGAAGCCGTCTGCCGGACGCCGTGCCGGGTTACGCTCTATGCAGAGGGTATCAGCGAAGACGGCGAACGGAATCAGGCGTTTTCGGCCGATTTGAAATGCGTATTTCAGTCCGGCGCAAAGCGCGTTAAAATCTCAGAGCATGAAGAAGTTTCTCTTTCCGGAGAAGCGTTTTTCAGTTCTGATTTCTGCCCGGATTTGATTGAAATCCCGGACGGAAAACTTGAAATTTTCGGTCATGAGCGTGATATTATCATCGGACAGAAGGCACGGAATCCTGACGGTACCGTGAATTATATCAGATTAGGGGTGAAATAGCATGATTGATTTTCAGGCATTATGTGCGGATGCACTCGAAGACACCGCAAAACAGCTCAAATCTGAGATTGTGAATGAAAAAGTAATACCTAAAAATCAAGGTTCGCTTGAAACATCACATCAGGTTTCTCACCCGGAAAAAAACAGAGCCGAAATTTTCACTGAGAAAAAGACCAAAATGGGTTTTCCATATGGAAGACATCTCTATATGCACCCGGAATATGATTTCAATCAGGGTGATAATGTCAACGCCAAAGGCCAGTGGTTCGAGGACTGGGAATCCGGCGGAAAATATCAGAACCGCCCGGCGGAAATCTTTGCCGAACGTCTCCGGCAAAAATTAGGGAGCTGATAATCATGCAGTTAAGTGATATTCGAGATTATCTAAAAAGCATTTTTCCCGAAGCAGAGCATTTCTATATTGGCCGGATTGACAGCAGTCAGGAGAAATGCATCGGTGTTTATGACG